GGACGTTAAACGTACTAACTTCAGTTGAACCACCGAATGAGCTGATTGAACCAACCAAGCCAACCTCAGTGAATGTAAGCGCAGCGAAACCCGTATCATCATAGGTTGCTGGCGTTGTTGCTGATACACTTAAAGTCGTACCGATCGAGCTGTAGATGTCTGCCTCTGCTCCGAGTGCCATAAGTCATTCTCCTATAGGTTTAAGTATGACGTTGGTATTTTACTATATTTGTGAGGTTTGTCACATCAATGATTTTTGTGGGGTGGTATAGTGAATCCCTCAAGTAAAGAGAAGCAGATTATTTTCACCAGATATGAGGATGGAAAAATGACTTCGCGGCTAAATCCAGCACTAACAAAAGCCCCGTAACAGGGGCTTTTCTCATTTCGTAATTTGAAAATCAATAATCACGTTGATTTTTTGGTGTGCGTCAGTTGGGTATGGTGTGGAGTGGTTAGCCTGTAGAATCAACACGCGTCTATCTAGTACTGGCACATAATAACCACGCACGAATACCGACAATACCGCATTTGCATAACTCATCATCTCATATTTGTTTGTGCCAAGGGGTGCGCTAATCTCTACGTTAAACTGACCTGTCATTACTCGCGCGCTACTATTCAAGAACAGCCCATCGGCATCAGCGTTATTTAATGCAACACGCATTGATACGCCATCCGTTGGAATGTTCTTGTTATGCACTGGAATGTTAACTTTCGCTTTCAAGTCATCCTCAAAAGCCTTTACTGCGTCTAGGAATGTCATTATTTAGCCTTTAATTCTGTGTTTAGGAATTTAATCAATCGTCTTACTGCTGGACGGTAAACGCCATCAGGAGCTTGGCTTGAGTGTCCGTACTCTATTGATGTGGCGTAAGGTAGCGGGTTAGTCATGAACAAAGTCTCGCCAATCTTGAATCTAGCCAATTCCCCATCTAAACGCATCATTGTAGAGCCTTGTGATTCGATACCGTTATCGCCAGCCGTGATTCGGTTGATTGAAATTCTATGTGCTGAACGGTATGAGCCTGCGCGATAATAATCTGGCGCTGGTTGTTGCCACAGTTCAGGCGCACCAACTGGGCTACCAAGCACTACGGCGTTAAACGCATCAAACATGCCAGCCCGCAACTGCTTCTCTGTTAGTTTTTCATTCTTGATTATGATGTTTTTTAGGTCTTTGCTCCAACTCATCGGATTACCTCCGCAAATGCAACTTAGCAATAATCTGCGTAGACGTTGGCTTTACCTCCTCACCCATAACAACACGCCATAGCTCGCCATTAACTTCGGCATACATGCGATCGCCACCGTTGCGTAGTTGGTTGTAAAAAGTAATGTATTCATCGCTCATAACCTCAGGTGCAAATATCAGCTTAACGTCACCAGCTTGCGCGATACCTTCCTTTAAGTGCCAAGAGCTAAAGCCCGTTGTGATTCCGTAACCAGCGTAATCGACATCAGGCTCAGCCGCTTGAATATCGCCATTTTCATCATAACCACCGCCGGGCAAGCCTTTTTTAATTAGCTTAACCGCAAAGCCATCTTCTTTAAGCGTTTCGCGTGCGTCTTGGTAATCTTCAAAGTATGTTTGCATAACCTACCCCAAATGCGCCCAATAATTACCACCAGACGGACAGGTAAACATCGCTAACAACTCATTAGCGCGAGTGATTACCTTTTTGCCTGACTGTGAGCCGGATTCACTGCCGAAGTATTCGGTCTCGATAACGTCAATCTTCTTGCGCTTAACTCGCTTGTCATTATCCACAACCGTATAAATATCACCACTAGCAGCATAAGCAGCCGCAACGATTTGCGCGTCAATCGCTTGTTGTGGGATTTGGTCGGATGGGTATTCGTTTGTGCCAATAGCTACGCCTTTGCGCGGGAATGGGCATTGCTGAAAAGCCACCACAGGCTCACCATAGTAACAAAGCGAGTTTAGATACACGTTACCCTTAACAAGAGCAACCTCAAGCTCTGTGTCGTCTGTAGGCAGCGTAACGCCTAAGTTAACCGCCCTAGCTCGCGCATCAGCAACGCTAACCATGCTATCAGCTTCGGCAGTCGGGTTTAATGGGTCTTGAATAATCATTTAATTTTCTCCAAATGAGACAATGGTCACAGTATAACCGATTTGGAAGGGTTATAGTAATTGCAAGTTAAACGAAACCACAAAGGAAACAATTATGAAAATTAAGACGCTACTTGTTGCGGCAGTACTGGCTATCTCTCACCCTACTGTTGCCTCCACCAGCGTTAATGGCGGCAACATAGAACTGTGCAAGCAGGTCGAGAGTGTTGCATCGAAAATAATGAAAAAAAGGCAAGATGGAGTGCCTATGATGTCAATTGTAGATCTCATAGAAAAACAGGGAAACGATAGTTTTTCTAAACTTTTTATTGAAATAACAAAGGATGCTTACTCATACCCGCAGTTTAGGACTCAAAGCTTTAAGGCGCAGAGCGTATCAGAGTTTGGGAATGAGTGGGCGCTAAAATGCCTCAACCTCACCAAGTAAACCAAGCCCCGCAATCACAGCGGGGTTTTTTGTTATGGTCGCTCCTCTAGTATTAGGTCGTAAATACCAACACCGCCACCAGTAAAAACGAGATAGTAGGTCTCAGCTGGCAAGCCACGCTCTTTTGCGGATGTCCCGCCCACAGATTGAACTTGAGCTGTTGCTGTCGCTGCCTTGGCTACAATCTTCTCTTTCTGAGAGTCCACATCAGTTGGTGTAAAAGACCCACCAGTTAATACTTGAATCTGCCCATTGTACGCAGGTGCGCCTGACATTTGGTTGTTATTCGAATAGTAGGGAGACGCAGAAAAACCCCCACCCTCAACACCATCAGAGGAGCGATAAGCGCGCATTTCAATTCTGCCAGTTTCAGACACCAACCTTTGTAGTTGAAGAATAAAGTTAATAGGAGAAACAACCTTAATTACGAACGTTGCTGATGACGTATCAATTGGTTCGTTTAGGCGAAACTCTCGACCTTCCCAAAAGCCTGTCTGCCCAATATCAACTCTAAGCCTTGCAGTATCCCATGATTCGCCTGTGAGTATCTGCTGAGGCGTACCAGGTATAACTCTGTTTAAGAACTTCTTAATCATTGCAAATTCCTCATATAAAAAAGGCTCCGCAATTGGAGCCTAATTAAAATCAACTCACCATTAAGGCGTAGTTGTCAGTGTAATGATAAAGCCAGCCGTTGCTTTGTCGTCTGTTGCGTACTTCTCCCAGTTGGTGGTAGTTGCAAGCGTAGCAGACGCAGGGTTAACGTTTGTCTTAGTTTTCCACTTGTAACCAAGAACTTCGACGTTAGCTGTACCCTCAGCACGGAAGCCGATAGCCAAGTTTTCTTGGTCGTCGATTTGGTAAGAACGCATACCTGGAGCTTGCGACTCAGTAATCATTACCGCGCCAGCCACAAGACCGAAAATCTTAGTTGCCGGACATTGGTCAGTAACAAGTACAGGCTTACCAAGCGTGCCAGGCGTGCCACCGTAAACCACAACACCAGCTTCTTCATAAAGCTTGTTGTCGATAGCTTCATCAACGATGTCGAAGTAAGACGTTGAATCCATCACCCAAATAGCGATAGATGATGCTTTGTCACCCATTGTACGCAGACCTTTAGTAAGGACTTTCTTACCTTCGGTTGCAAGTTCACCAGATACGTTCATTGCAGAGTTAGAGCCGATTGCGCCCTGTAGCGCATTCAGAGCGTAACCAATCCAACCCGCCATGGTTGCGTCAGCCATATCTTGACCGATGATTTCAGAGAACTCTTCCGGTGAGCGTGCGCGACGCTTGAACGCCTCTTCTGTGGTTTCGTATGGACCGTATTTCCATGGCACTTTCACTGATACCATTTCATCCGCAGCAATCTTAGTACCTGTTACAGCTGCGGTAGAAGTTACATCACGGTCAGCGATAGAGCCGCCAACCTTGTAGAACGAGCGCAGTTTCAAGTCACCTTCGATTAGTTCAGAGTTTAGACCAATCGCAGCGCGTGAGTTTTCGTTAAACACGGCTAGGTTGTCCATGTTGCGCTCTAGGTACGCAGTCTGGGCCGTGTCGTTGTAGATTACTAAATCAGAGTTTACTGTAGTAGCCATTTGCTAATTCCTTACTTTGGTAGTTTCAAATATGCTTCCTGACCATGCTCTTGCTGATACGCGCGTTTTTCTGTCGCGCTCATCTTGGAGCGGTGAGGAGTTACCGAGTGTTGCCCTTGACCACCAGCAGCTTGAGCGCCAGTTGATGTAGGAGCTTTAATTTTCGAAGCAAACTGGTCGTTAGCTGACAGAGCCTTAAAGTAATCATCAAAGTTGTTGTATTGATTACCGTTAAACTCGAATGTATCAACTACCATACCATTCTCAAACTTAGGCTTAATATGCTGTGACAGTGCGTATTCAATCAAGTCAGCGTCTTGGCTAAACTTGGATTTAGCTTGCTGCCTTAATGACTCTGCACGACTTGTAACAAGACTAGATTGCAGTTTCTCAAGCTCTTGGCGGTCTAATTGACGTAGCTCTTCAAACTTGCCTTCTGCTTCTAGTTTCTCTCGCTTAGCCTGTTCAGCAGCGCGTTCAATTTCCTCACGTTCGGTCTTTAAACCTTGCAGCTCGGTCTTTGTTCGCTCTAAACCTTTTCGTAAACCGTCAGTTTGCGGTGCGTTTTCAATCACTGCGTCCAGTTTTGATACGTCGAAATCGTCAGGTGCTTTTACTTCAAAACCATTGGCTTGAAGCTGTTCAAGAATGTAATGTTCCATGTTGCCTCTCTTCTATCCCACATCAAACAGCGTGTTTATGTGTCTGAGAGTATTTTACAGCAAAAGTGTGACGCATATCAAATAAAGAAAAACCGCCACTATGGGCGGTTGGTTTAGTTATTGCTTGGCGTGTCGTAGAATTGCGGACATATCGCCGCCAGTGTTGCCATAAATTGGTTAATATCTTCAATATCACGGCGCTTAGCTTGCCGCTGTTTGATTTGGTCGCGTTGTGTTGCGTCTTTGCGCATACCTTTTGACATAGTGCTTGAGCCTGTACTGCCTAGTTCGCATATTTTCATAGAAATTCCTTAATAAAATTTGTCTTTATCAGCCCAATTAAAGAGCCTGATTAGCCAGTTTGGTGTCTTGCATTTTGCTGGATTAATCTTCTCGATAAAGTCAGATAGAGAGCCAACCAAAAACTCAAGAACAATAAACGGCAGTAATACAACCACGAAGTAAATCGCACAAGGCACGGCAATCAGCCACCAGCGCCAACCTCTATTCTTTAAATGTTTAATCATAAAAACCACCCTTGCGCACAGGCTAGATAGCTAACAGAAATAATCGACACTGTCATCGACATAGCGAGTAGACCTTTAAGGATTGCGTTGTTACTGCGAGACACTACGAATTTATCGAACCACTCTTGATTTAATTTTCGCGACTCTTGTAAAGACCTTTCAAGTTTGCGGCTCCTGATTAACAACTCCTTATATTCGTCATTTATCTCAATAACGCGCTGCATCCTATCATCATTAGTCTTACCATCAATAGCGGTAAACCACTCATGCATTTCGCGTGAAATGTTCATTCTTACTTTGTTGCTTTTCATTTTGAAGCCTCCATTAATTGTTGAATCAAACTATACCCTAGTTGATGTGGCGATGTTGTGAACTTGGTCACATAAAGGCAAGTTACAAATATGCAATCTAAGTTTGCATTATTGTCTATTTCTCACTCGCGCGCACGCTGAGATAATAACCACAACAAAGGAGGAAGTATGAGCAAAATACTTGAGTTAGTAGAAAAACTTTACGGCAGCGGCGCTGCTTTGGCTGTAGCTGATTTGTTGAAGGAGTATGAAGATGAAGAATAAGCCAAAACCGGTAACAGTTGGTAGCGTTTGGGAAAGTAAGAGTTGCGGAGCTTTCACAGTGACAAAATACGAATCAGCAACAAAGGTGTGGGTAAAATTTCACGAAACTGACTTTGAAGATTCATTTCAAGCATCAAAAATAAGAGCTGGCGCGGTGCTAGATAGAATGAAAATCAGTGTATACGGATTTGGGTTTATAGGCTGCGGGAAATTCAAACCTCGCAGAATGAACAAACCATCAAAGGAGTACGTAACATGGTGTGACATGATAAGGAGGTGTTACGACCCGTACAACATAAACAAATACCCTGCATACAAAGACTGCACAGTGTGCGATGAGTGGATGAACTTTCAGAACTTTGCAAAGTGGTACACAGAAAATCAAAATAATGACAATAGCTTGTACATAGATAAGGATATAAAAAATCCAGGGAACAAGACGTACTCTCCTGAGAATTGCATGATGGTAACAAGACAGGTTAACTCTTTCGTCTCAGGAAAGGCTCTTTTAAAATACAAGGACGCTGTGGGTGATCAATCAGAAGGTGAAGGAAGATTTAGGTCTTATTGTGGTAATCCGTTCACTGGAGAGTTTGAGCACCTTGGTTATTTCAAAAATAAACATGACGCATATGAAGCATGGAGGAACAAAAAGCATGAGCACGCAATAACCCTAGCGAACCAGCAGGATAGAAGTGAAGTCAGGCTGGCACTTCTTGGTTGGGCGCGATCACTAAAAAATCAATGATCGCGCTTATTTTGCGGTCATTTTTTTGATAATGCCTTGGCTGCCTTTTTGCTCTTGCTTATTAATTGGTCTAGGGTGATTGGCCTACCAAGGTTATCATAAGCTATCTTTGTAAACTCTTCTGCACTCATGGCGTCTAACACTTTCGCCCTTTCTTCGCCTAGTGACTCTCGGGCAAGTTGCGGGTTTTCTTTTGCCAATTGCATCCATGTCTTATTTGCGTCAACCCTTTCAGCTTCTCCATCCACAACCGCAGGTCTTGTGCGTGGCTCTTCCAATTCCTTAAACTCATCAGACAGGATATAACGCATCGTGCTTCGACAATTCCAATGAAAGGGTGGACGAGGAAAATTAAAACCATCCTTTGCGTAGTAATACTCCTTGCCGCCAGCGTCTAAACTGCCAAGTCGCTGACAAATCGGACTTGTTCTACTGTCGAGCGTTACAGTAACTTGCTCACCCACAACAACATCCTGGTTCGCCATGCCGACCGACGTCTTAGCGGTTGATGATATGTGACTGGTTACATCCTTGGTTAACCCAAACGCTCCGCGCTTCATCTGATTGCTAACCGATGAATTTTGCCTACCTGTTATTTGCTGTGACATTTCATAAGTAGTCAAACCATCACGCCAGCCGCCGGTAATAATCCGCTTGATTCTATCAGCTGAATTGGCGTTGTAGTTTTTAATGCGCTCATCGACTGTATAGGCTTGGTTATTCAAAACCATTTCGGTATTGAATGCAGTCTTGATAATTGACTCTAGCGTTGGTCGTGCGATTTTTTGCCCTACTAGATTAGACAATGCAGCCTGGTGAAACTTCGCCTCTTCCTTGGCAAGCGCCACAAGCTCGCTCTCTAGCTCTTCTGACCAATCGCCTAGCTCAACACCAATTAGCTCATTAACAAGCTCTATAAGCTCGTCACGGCGTTTCTTTGTTTGGATTGTGTCGGTTGATAGCAACTCATCACGCAAAGCCTTCATAATCGCATCAATGTGCGGCTGTGCGTTGCGACCGAGCGATCGACTAAACCTGATAAGCGCTATTTCATGCGATAGCGTTGTTGCTAGTGCTGTTTCTGCCATTTGTGACGGGCCTCACAGATAAATTCGAATGATGGGGTTATTATACATGAAACACAAACGATGAGGACTTGGATGTGAAGATGAGTGATGTTTGGCCGAGTGGTTTTTCTGGTGTTAACTTTACTTACGGCAAGTTTCAACAAGTCACAAGTGAGCTTGGCGAAACGGTGAATGATGGTGATGTTGATTGCCTTTGCGGTCTAGTGTTTTCTAATGAGGAGCCAGCGAAAGCTATGATGCACGCCATCAACAACCACGACCGACTTACCGAAGAAAACGCGAAGTTGCAGGAGGTACTTGAAAGACTCGTGAACCCAGACAATTGCAAAAAGGACATTATTCACATTATCGGTAATGCTGAGTCGCTACTAAACCAACTAAAGGACCAAAACAATGACAAATAAAGTAAAACCGTTTTACATCAGCATCACCGACGACATGACGCCGCAAATGGTGCAAGATGCTTTTGATAAGTGTGTTGATGCTGGGGCGGTTGCTGATGAATGTATCGTGAACACAAACAGAAAACACAGCTACCAAGATGCGTATGATACCCATTTCA